TTACTCGCTCCCTTGCACGGTTCCTGCATCAAATCCGCTGATGGAGTTGGCCGCATCGAGGGCTCGTTGGCGCATCTGCACAGCGTGATCGTCAAAATCGCACTTAGTATGATTCGGGTCGTTAACATATTTCACCACGTCTCGGTAAATGGTCCGGTAAATCACCTTGCCTTCTGCGCTGGCCGCTGCCGCTTTCTGCTCCCCGGTGGCGACGGCTTTCTCAGCCTTTTTGTTTTTCGCTACATGCTCACTGTTTACCTTTTCGCTATGGGCGTACCAGCCTTTCAGGTAACCGGCATAATACGTACCAGCGAAAAGCGCCAGCAGAACGGCCAGCGCTAACAGCTTCGATTTAATGGTCACTGATCTATCCCCCAGCACGTCAGTGCGCTTTCCTGATCCCGGCGTACAACCTGACCATAGCAACCATTCTTCTGGCCTTTAGTCAGGCGGCAGTCGCGACCACCGTCTCTAACCCACCAGCGAATCGCTTCACATGCGCCTTTACGATCACCGGCATTGATTCGCTGATAGAACGTCGATGGGAAGCATTTTCCGGGGCCGATGTTATACGGGCAGAATGATGCAATACCTGCTTTCTGTGGCTCAGTCAGTGGCACCAGTATATTCCGGTCAACCCATGCAAGCGCTTTATCGCGCTCTATGGCATTTACCTGGTCACATTTGGCCTGTGTCAGTTGTATATCCTGCACCACAGGTTTCCCATCTACCTGCGTGGCGCCACGGCAGATTGTCCAGATCCCGGAGCCATCTTTATAGGCTGTGAGGCTGTTTCCCTCTTTCTCATTCAGGAACTGATCGAGAATTGTTGGTGCGGATGCGCCAGCAAGCACCAGCCCCAGAACAGCGGCGCTGAGCTTAGCCTTACTGGTAGCCATTGTCCCGAGCCTCTTTGCGACGATCGTCTTTAATTTTGAAATAAAGGTTTGTCAGATAAGTCAGCAGACCAAAGAGAATACTGGCGAGAACGCCAATTGCAGCCCACTGGCTGGGACTGACTTTATCGAGCAGTTGCAAAAGCCAGTAGCCAAAGCTGCCAATAGAAGTGCCGTAGGAAAGTCCCGCCGCCACGTCTGAAACGTTATTCATCCTCATGCCTCACCCCCGGTGGGGAAAATCGTATCGTGGCATGAGGGTAAGCGCGCAGGTCGGTCGGAATCCCGACCATATAGAGGAGGTCGATAAGGTTGACAACAAGTGCTAAACTTCTTGGCTTTCAGAATTGACTGATTTTTATAATGTTAAAGATATTCAGTAGATACGTTTCCGTTGGCGTGCTCAACACAGCCATACACTGGCTGTGCTTTGGCGCTCTGCTTCACTTCTTTGGGGTCAGCCAGGCGATTGCTAACGTTCTGGCATTCTGCATTGCTGTGACGTTTAGTTTTTTTGCGAATGCGAAATGGACGTTCAAATCACAGGCCACTTCCGGACGCTATCTCGCGTTCGTATTATTCATGGGGATCATGGCAGGCTTGACGGGTTACTTCGCTGATACTGTGGGCGCCCCTCCCGTGGTTACCCTAATAGCATTTTCCGGCTTTAGCCTGGTTGCCGGGTTCATCTACTCAAAATTCATTGTCTTTAGGGATGCGAAATGAAAATTTCTCTTGTCGTTCCGGTGTTTAATGAAGAGGAAGCAATTCCAATCTTTTATAAAACCGTGCGGGAGTTTGAAGGGCTTCAGCAGCATGAAGTTGAAATAGTCTTCATTAACGACGGCAGTAAAGATGCGACAGAATCAATCATAAATGCGCTCGCTGTGGCCGACCCGCTTGTCATTCCTCTTTCCTTTACCCGCAATTTCGGTAAAGAACCTGCGCTGTTTGCAGGCCTGGACCATGCAAGCGGTGAAGCTATTATCCCGATAGATGTTGATTTGCAGGACCCAATTGAGGTTATCCCGCACCTGATAGAGAAATGGCAGGCCGGCGCGGATATGGTTCTTGCTAAGAGAACAGACCGCTCTACGGATGGACGACTCAAACGCAAGACCGCAGAGTGGTTCTATAAGCTGCACAACAAAATCAGCAATCCGCAGATCGAGGAAAACGTTGGCGACTTCCGCCTGATGTCTCGAGATGTGGTTGAAAACATCAAGCTAATGCCAGAACGCAACCTGTTTATGAAGGGTGTACTGAGCTGGGTTGGTGGCCGTACAGATGTGGTTGAATATGCTCGCGCAGAACGCGTGGCAGGCAGCACAAAATTCAATGGATGGAAGCTATGGAATCTGGCACTGGAAGGGATAACCAGCTTTTCAACATTTCCGCTGCGCATGTGGACTTACATCGGCCTGTTCGTGGCCGGACTATCTTTTCTTTATGGCGCATGGATGATAATTGATACGCTGGCTTTCGGTAACCCGGTGCGTGGATATCCGTCAATGCTGGTTTCGATATTGTTTCTTGGCGGTGTTCAACTGATAGGGATCGGAGTTTTAGGGGAATATATCGGAAGAATTTACGTTGAGGTTAAAAACCGTCCTCGTTATATTTTGAAAGGGAAAAATAATGATTAGTTTTCACAAGAAGGAATTGTCGTCATTTAACGCCTTCATGCTTTCTCTTGTCATAATTATATTGGGTTATTACCCGCTTATTACTGACAGAATTTATCTTGTTGATGATATAACCAGATCTATCAAAGGTTACTTTGGATGGATTGGGTTAGGAAGACCGCTAACAGAATGGCTTGCTATTGTTTTAAGCACAAGCTCTGTGAGGCTAGCGGATATATCGCCATTACCTCAGTTATTAAGCATGCTTGCACTAAGCACTTTGGTAATTATTTTGCTAAAGAGCACATTCAAAGATATTACTGTAGGTAATGTTTTAATATGTATCACAATTGCTGTTAATCCGCTTACATTTGGGAATATGCTTTTTAGGTTTGACTCACTGTCTATGGTTCTTTCTATTTTGTTGCCCGTGATGGCATGGGACTCGCTGAATAAAAATAGAGTAGTTTTCCCATGCTTACTGCTTATTGCCTGTCTTTCATTTTATCAACCTGCAATTGCAATATTCCCATTATTGGTAATAACAAACTTTCTTCAGTCAGGTAAATACAGCGAGAAAACAATAAGTTATATTTTAAAGGCTGTATTATCAACTTTCATTGCATGCATAGTCTATTATCTCGCAGTGGTTAAGTTAACAATAAATGGATCCGAACATAGAGCCGATCTTACTTCAAACTTTGCCCATGCTATTTTATCTGGGTTGAGAAACTCACTTGAGACAGCATCACAATCATATGGTTATATTTCGTGTGCAATCATTTCTATTGCCGCCATTATTTTTGCTGTAACTTATGTAAAAATATTTATTAAAATATTAAAGGGGGAAGCCACTAGAACAAAATACATAAACATATTGATAATGATGGCAATTCCTTTTGTCATTCTCCTTTGTGCTATTGGGGTAAATTTAATTCTTAGCAATGGGTATTATCCTGTTAGGGTTCTGTTTCCGGTAACATTTATTATATTTATGATGCTAGCGGTTCCGGCCAATAGCAGCAAAAAAATAAATAATATAGCATCGATTTTATCAATATGTGTTATATTCTCATCTTTTTCAGTTATATATGCGACAACATCTGCACTTTACCATCAGCAGAGATATGATTCATACATATTGTTCTCACTGACAGATAAATTATCAGCAATAAATAAAGGAAAGGATATCTACATATTTGGTGCCACAGAAGACTCTGAAGCCTCTAAAACATCAGCGCGAGTATTCCCTATACTTAAACACATAAAAAACAATTATTACGACATGACTTTAAGCCAGTCATTAATTAATAACGGGGTGAGAAATATTAATTTTTCTGGAGAGGCAAGGAAATTTTCGCAAGCTCTACAGAAAAAGGCTTGTGATGGCAGCATGGATAAAATATTTTCCACATATCAATATTCTATTTTTGAGAATGAAAACAACCTGCTTATTTCATTAGGTCAAGACAACTGTAAAAAATAGATATAGACTGGCTCAGGCATCTGAGCCAGCTTTTATTTTTCCCTAAATCTCCAAAACGCGTTCGCCAGAGCTATAAATTCTGGATGTTGTCCCTGTTGGTATGTTGGTACCGTAAATTGCAACGCGCATCCATGCAGCCCCTGCCGGAACCGGAATCACTGTTGCACATTCAGTAAGGGTGCCATCAGCGCTTACAGCTCGTTGAGCTAACGCTGCTGATTGCACAGTGACTGATTTGTCTTCATTCAGGAAAGTTGTCTGAATAGTGGCAGTACCGCCGTTAGCTATGATCTCAAGGGTTTGCAACCATGCTTTCACTATCATTGTCTTGCCAGGTCTGACACGCACATCCTGATAAAAAGACATACCTGTTGCCGTACCTGACGATGACCTTTCAAGCTGTCTAGCACCACTGTCATGTGAAGCCGATACTGAGGTCACTGCTGTCAGTGTAACGCCGTTGGCAGAATTAAGTGTCCAGCCATTGATTGACCCATATCCCAATAATGTGAGTAGATTCTGAAAGAATGAAGGGTTTAGAGGCCACCCTTCCGTAGTTGCAGGTCCGGCATTCTGTAAAATACCGATTTCAAGCTTACGCATAGTTAATGAACCACTGTTTCTGACAACCTGCGTAACGTTGCCAGTGGTGTAATAACTCCCAACTTGCAATCCGTTAATAACCACACTTGTTCCTGCTGATGTAATATCAATATAACAAGGCCTTCCTGTCGCACTTTCCACAGTTGGATTAAGACTGTTTGCCCCTGGTCCGCCACCCATGCTACCTCCCTTAATTTTTAACTTGGAAGGCTCTTTTGATGCTGTATTTGCTATAGTTATCTTGGGATTATTGTTATTATTCTCCATATGACAATCATTAAGTGTTATGTTCCCTAGGTTTTGAGAAACATCTACGTCGTTATAATCAAAGCTTGTTCCGTTAAATGTAAGCTCAACCGAGCTTGCGGTTGGTGCAATATATAACCCTTGTGCTGTTCCAGCAGTGTTTATGCAGTTATAAATTGAACCACCAAAGAATTGTATATTCTCACCTGAGTTAGAAGATGCTGTCCATGCAAAACCTCTAAACCAGGCAACACCACAAGGCAAATTATCAAATTTCAGAAGATAACTATTAGGGCCAGTTACCGTTATGCAAGACTGGAAACCACGAACTATCAGATTGACAATGTTCAGATCTGATGTTTGCGATGATGTTGATTCACCGATCACCAATCCATTTGTTGTGAAAGTCTCATCAGGAACTGCTGTTGTTCCTGTTTTATATCTCCCCTCTATCTCGAGCTGATCAAGAGGCGTCCCAGGTTTATATGGTGGTGCCGGAATGGTCGCACTTCCACTACTGAGACGCACAGCAGTGATAGAGTTTGTCACCGTTTTTATTTTCATACCGCGCCAATCTGCGGTCAAGAATGGTGGTATGTAAATAGTAGATGTAATGTAAATTGTATTCCTTGTTGAACCGATAAACTTACGATTTTTTTCTACTGCAAAATAAATTGCTGCCTGAAGAAGGCTGGTCTGATCACCTGTATAAGTGGTGTTATAACCGAAGTGTTCTGGTTTCACATCAACTTCTTTTCGCTTCCATCGCGCTCCGGCAGTAGTGACAATATAATGTCCATTATTATCTGTTGACGTCGTATCCGTGGCGTCATACCAGAATACCCCGCCACCCGTTTTTCCCAGTCCAACGGTGTGCTCCCGTACGGTGATGCGCTGCTTGTCGAAAGATGGCTCGATTGTCCGTAGCGTTGCAATGTCTGGACATTCGCCGATGTACTTTTCGCCATCGGGTTTAGCAAGTTCTATCATTACATCGGACGCCGAACCAGAAGCTGGCAGAACGACGATTGGTTGCCCTGCAGCGTTAAACGCCAGAAGCTTGTTTGCGCGCTGATCAGCAGGCGGCAGAATGGAGACTGAAGACTCAGGAACACGCAGCGTACGCACCAGGCTGACATTATCGACATAGTTCCTGGTCGCTGCATCCTGCACATTTATCGGGTCACCGAGATTCGCGATCCTATAACCTTCTGCGTTGAACGGACCACCAAATAGCGGACGTCGCAGCGCTAGCCCGAGATAAATAAAGGCACGCTGTATTGCCATCCAGAGGCGGTCGAAATCCTTATTCACTGTGTCGGCCAACAGATCGCCGTTGTCCTGGTAATCCGTTAACCGGTAGGTAGGAACAACACGTTCCAGCATGACCACTGCACCGCTTGCAGGTGGAGTAACGAAAACCACGTCACCCCCGCCGACGTTACCGACACCTGATACGGAATATCCGCTGGTAACGACAGTACCGTTGATTGATACCTGAATATCACCGGCATTGATGATATAGAACTCGAAGGGGAAAAGGGTCGTCAGACCGTTGGCGTTGTAAATAGTATAGGGAGTCTGGTTGGGTACCGACATGATGCGAAACCTCTGGCAGGTTAGTAATCGACGTCGACCAGATGATCTCCGTCACTTAACTGCCAATCTTCGCGCGCATGCCCGGTCGGAATCCCGACCACTTTCCCGATACGTACTGGTGTCTGACTGATTGCGCCGGCACCAGAATCGATAAAGTCATCCGGCTGGTTGGTCAGAGCCGGATTAAAATCACGCATCTGGTCATAGACAGGGCCGTCCAGTACATCGGTATGCGCCCACAGGAACCGCGACGACAGCGGCGCTTCAAACGCATCGAGAATACGTTTCTGTTTGTTGGTAATGCTGAATTCTTCCCGAACGCCACAGCCGGTACCCTTAAGCGCCTGACGCAGCAATTTACCCGCGAAGCTGCCCGGACCGTTGACTTCGACACATACCACCGGGATCTGATATTTGAGTACCAGCTCTTTAATCTGCGCCACCTGCCCGCCTGTTATTTTGTCGTTGTCATCGAATTCCGCCAGCTCTCCGGTAAGTTCCTGGCAAATGTGCCAGTACAGGTGTCCACGCGCATCGGTAAGCATCAGAGAGAACGCCGAAGCATCGGCCTTAACTTTGCCGGTGGCCACGTCCCACCAGGCGACAGCGCCAACGATTTGCACGTTACCCAGCCAGAGCGAGGCCGTACGGTTCGCATAGCGGATCTGCGGATGGATGTTGTACTCACGGATACGGTCAGGATCGAGGCGAACGTCGCCAACGGGTTTACTGTGCAGCTGATACTGGCTATCCCACTCGTTAACCGTGCGCGTTTCTTTACGTCGATTCTCCATTTCCTCGCGAGTGAATCGCTCAGGCCAGGCGCAATCCGCATAGAAGTCGATAACGGTATCGGGCGCGGTGGCAAACTCAACACCGCTTGACGTAATTTTGTAGTCGACATCTTCCACCAGCAGGCGGGCGCTTTTATGGATCCAGGCGAAAACATATTCTGGCCGGAAAGATAAGTCGTAATGCAGCAGGGTGGCGTCTTTCGCCTCAACACGTTTTTCTTTCTCAAATAGCCGGATGGTCAGGCAGTCAGCACCCATAGACTCCACCTCGTCATAAAGGCTGTCATGCGTATGGGGCGTACCGATATAGAGTTTGCGGCCCCCCGGGATAAGGATGTGAGTCTGTTCGCCCAGGCGATAGCGCAGTTTTTCGCGCGCCTCAGGCGTCTGGATATTACGGGGTACCTCTACATCATCGTTCTGGCATTCGTTGGCACGGGCGGAGGTAACGTTAGACAGGATCCCTTTGGCATACATACTGCCGTTACGTAAATCCAGCGCGCCATTGACCCACCACTGTTCAACCGTCCCCTGACCGTCCGGCAGCATGCCTTTGGTAAGCGGATGGTTACGCAGAACGTTCTGTGTATCGCGGCTGGTTTTATACGCGGTGCCGTCAGATTCAGACTGATGCAGAATACGGTACTGACGGTCGCAGTAATACCGCCAGGCATTATACACCGCAAGGATCGTTGATTTACCGAAACCACGGAAACAGCGAAGCACCGCGAGGTTTCCGCGATGCTCCAGCCAGTGGCAGGCCTGATAGTGGCAGTCCGGAACGTCCCAGTTCATTCGCTCCGCCCACATTAAAAAGAAGGCGAGGAACGAAATCATTTTTTCCCTTTCTGCAGGCGCTCAATAATCTCGGCCGCCTCTCGCTCAGCTTTTGAAACCTGCTGGCCCAGCGCAAAAGCTTCATCATCCTGACCAGGGTTATCAGAGGGTGTCCCTCCCCGCGTCTGCATGCCGATAAGGGAGTGGACCTTAATCAGCAGTGTCAACGACGCAGCTGCGTTTTTCTTATCCCAGTAGCGGTCGCCGCGTTCGTCTTTGGTCAGCTCGCTCGGTTTCTTGCCCGCCCCCGGCCAGTTATCCGGATCGGCTTCTTCGAGCACCACATCGGTAAGTTTATCGCTGAGCGCGGTAAGGCGTGTTTTGTAATCCTGATGCATAAAAAAGCCCCGTAGTGAATACAGGGCTATGATGGCGCGGGTTTAAGGTCGGAATCCCGACCGATTACCGCATGCCAGGGTCAACCTGATTTATCAACGGTGCGATCCAGAAAAGGTTATTACCAGGCAGCAGCGTACGTACGTTGTGCAGCACCCGATCACCGGCATCGCCATTAAGCACGCCAGCAGTAACATCAGTGATGGTATCGAGCAGGCCGAACGTTGGGCCAAGCGCGGAACCAATAAAGCCGCGGCTGGCATAACGTGACTGTGTTCCAGTACCGAGCAATGCGCCCAGCCCCACCATACCACCAGAGGCTTTCTCTGCCATGTTGTTATATTCCATTAACGGGCCAAGAATACCTGAACGGTCGATCCCCTCAATGACCAGTTTCTGCGGAGACCAGTCAACCTCTTTACCATTTGCGGACTGTTTAAGCGCGTACGTCAGCGCGCCAAGCCCAATCTGAAAAGCGGTACCATAATAAAACTGACCGGTTCCCTCCTGCAGGCCACCCAGCGTGGCTCGGTTGTAGGATGCGGTAGCGAATGATTTAAACTGGAAGATAGTTTTACCCAGCGGTGTACTGGCCCACAGCGGTGTATCACCGATCCCCGGAGTGATAACGGTATTGTTAACATCTTTGAGCACCGCCGACTGGAAAACGCCAGCAATGTGCTGATCGTCCCATTTTTCAAAATTGCCGATATGCCAGCCGTTGATTACCTCACCGTGTTTTTCGAACTCGCTGCGGATACGCGCGGCCATATTATCGTTAATGCCGAGCTTAGCCAGACGGCGGCCAGCGAACGTGCCGGAGAGAATGCCGTCGGACGTGATCATGCCGTTTACCGATTTGTTCATATCATCGAAGTGCCCCATCAACGTGAGCTTGCCGAATGCATCGGTGACGCGCTCCATACCCGCTTCGACCGCCGTTGTTCTGGCAGAGCCATCCACCAGGTCGCCCATCGTACGCGCACGGGTATGGAGAATGGTCTCCAGCCCGACGGCCATTTTTAACTGTTCGGCACGGCTGGCCTTGAATGCCGGTGACCGCGTGATCAGCGCAGAGTAACCACGCATGGTATTACCAAAGCCATTACCCGGCGGCCGTCTCGTCTTTGTCGAATGCAAAGCACCTGGCAAACCACCACGTGTCGACCAGCTGCGCGAGCATGAACGGCTACGCGCGCTGGGTTTTAACGTGGTGGTACTAGATAGCAAAAATCTGGAGGAAATAATTACTTATTAGGCTTATTAAATGAGCAATGCGCAAATAGGTTGGCTTTAATATTACTTGCTAACTCTATAGCTTCATCCAAAACAATTGTTGAATCGGTTACCACTTCACCCATATTATTTTTTAAAGGAAATTCTTGAAGTCTATCACGATAGGTAAGTAGCTTTTTAAAATCACCAATAAGAACATCATCCTTAAAAACACCAAGTAAAGCATTGTACTTTGCAAGTTCCAAGCGATGATTTCCGAATAAGTCATTGTTACTAACAGATACGCCGTTTCCTATAGCGTATATGCGCTGTATATAGTCGGTTTCGGTATCAATATATTTTAACAAATCAGCTAGAACGTGATCAGTAAATAGTTTCACCTCTGTTTTTTGGTTCTCCAACTGCAGCGCGTTTTTGTGTTGCCAACGTTGGGTAAAATATGACGTTGCCAATCCAAGAATTGCACCTATTGCGATACCAATTAGGCCTATTATCGGGGCACTTAACCCAGTATTAGTCATTTTCTCACAATATACAGTAAGCATTCGTAACCTCTTCTTATTACTACTCTTTGCGGGTTACCATCTTAGTCTTATTAAAGATTTTTCCCAATAATTAACTTCATAAACTTTTCTAGTGACGGTATGAGAAATGTTATGACCTCATCTAAAATCTTTATCCCCCGTCCTTATCAAGACCTCATCATCAACCACGAAATCGACATTAACCGCTGCAACATCTGGGCGGGAATGGGTATGGGTAAAACCGTGGCAACGCTCACCACGCTGGAAGATCTCTTCATGGCGGGAGCGGAGACACAGCCCGCGCTGGTTCTCGCGCCGCTGCGCGTTGCCGCCAGCACCTGGCCGGATGAAGCGGTTAAATGGGGGCATCTGCGCAATATCGAGGTACAGCCAATTGTCGGTAATGCCAAAGCGCGCGCCGCGGCGCTGGCGAACAGCAACGCCAGCGTGTTTACCATCAACTACGACAATCTGGTCTGGCTGGTGGAAGAGCTGGGCGGCCGCTGGCCGTTCGGCACCGTTATCCCCGACGAAAGCACCCGGCTGAAATCCTTCCGGCTGCGCGGAGGTGGTAAGCGCGCGGCGGCACTGGGCAAAGTGGCGCATAAGCACGTCCGGCGCTGGATGAATCTCACCGGTACACCAGCGCCGAACGGCCTGGTGGATTTGTGGGGGCAGGCGTGGTTTGTGGACCAGGGGCAGCGCCTAGGGCGCACCTACGGCGAGTTTACCTCCCGCTGGTTCAACTCAATACAGTTTCCGGGGCAGAGCTGGACGAAGCTGGAGCCGTTTGCACACTCGCAAGACGAGATACAGCGTGCACTGGCCGACGTGACTATCTCCCTGGACGCCGCCGACTGGTTCGATATCAAAGAGCCCATTCATAACGTGATCCGCGTGGACATGCCGCCGAAGACCCGCCAGCAGTATCGCGAAATGGAAAAGGAAATGTTCCTCGAACTGAACGGCGAAGGCATCGAAGCGCCAAACGCCGCGGCAAAGACGGTGAAGTGTCTGCAAATCGCCAGCGGCGCGGTGTACACCGACGACGCCGGGAGCTGGTCCGAACTGCACGACGCGAAGCTGCAGGCGCTGGACAGTATTCTCACCGAAGCAGCTGGCGCGCCTGTACTGGTGGCCTACCACTGGAAACACGACCTTGAGCGCCTGCTTAAAGCGTTTCCCCGAGGTCGCCACCTCGACCAGGATCCACAGACGCTACGTGACTGGAACACCGGAAAAATACCGGTGCTGTTCGCGCACCCGGCCAGCGCGGGCCACGGCCTGAACATGCAGGATGGCGGCAACATACTGGTGTTTTTCTCGCACTGGTGGGACCTGGAACAGTACCAGCAAATTATCGAACGCATCGGGCCAACCCGGCAGATTCAGGCCGGACACAACCGCCCGGTGTTCATTCACCACATTATCTCTGCCGGCACTATGGACGAAATGGTGATGGAGCGGCGCAACTCAAAACGAACAGTGCAGGACATCCTGCTCGATGCCATGAAAAAGAGAGGTATAGCATGACACCGGTTATCTCTGACACTGACCTGATTAACATCAAAGAGGTTGAGCGCTCAGTTGGCCTGAAAAAATCCAGCATTTATGAGCGCATCAGTAATAACGAGTTTCCGAAGCCTAAGAAGCTCGGGAGCCGAACCTCCCGCTGGGTACGCGGCGAGGTCGAAGAGTGGAAAAAACAGTTTCTTTAAATCAAACGCAGCTGGTCAATATAATCCGCATACCACTGCATCATTTCCCGACGCCCTTCCATATACAGGGCATGGTTATAAACCCCGCGAATATTGTTCTTGTCCACGTGAGCGATCTGGAGTTCAACCCAGTCAGAGTTGAATCCTTTATCGTTCAGGATGGTGCTGAACGTATGCCGGAAGCCATGCCCTACTACCCTCCCCTTATACCCCAGCGTGTGGATCATCCTGTTTATTGTGTTCTCGCTCATGACCTTTGACGGGTCATTCCTGCCGGGGAACATATTCACGTATCGACCTGTCAGACCGTGCAACTCCTTCAGCAAGACAACAAGCTGATCGGAGAGCGGTACCAGGTGCGGGCGGTCCATCTTCATAAATTCGGCGGGTATCTCCCACAGCCGATTATCGAAATCTACCCATTCCCATTTTGAATGCCGCAGTTCGTAAGTACGCAGCCCTGCCAGCATCATGATCTGCAACCCCAGCCGGGGCAGCGGGCTCCCCTTGTAACTCTCAAGCGCCGCGAGAAAATCGGGCAGTTCTTCAGCCGTCAGGAACGGGAAAGACTCTCCTTTATGCCCGGTCATTGCGCTGTTCAGTTCGCTGACGGGGTTATACTTCGCGCGCCCGGTCGCAACTGCATAGCTGAACACCTCACCACACAACCTGCGTGTTTTGGCTGCTTTCTCGGTTGCGCCGCGATTCTCAATTTTACGCAGCGCCGTCAACATCTGAACCGGTTCGATTTCAGCAACTGGCAGCTTACCCACCGCTGGGAAAATATCTTTGTTGAATGCTTCGAGAATGTCAGAGGCATAGCCAGGTGACCAGCGTGGCTTCTTGAATTCGTGCCATTCTGTAGCAATCTCTTTAAACGTGATCGTCTTTGCTGCCGCAGCTGCAACATGGCTTTTGACTTTTACTGGGTCAACACCTGCTGCAACGTTCCGCCTGGCCTCGTCTCGCTTTTCGCGAGCGGCCGCCAGCGAAACAGCCGGGTACACACCGAGCGCCAGCATCTTTTCTTTGCCGGCGAAAGTATAGCGATAGCGCCAGTATTTCGCCCCGCTGGTTTTGACCAGCAGAATAAGCCCGTTGCCGTCTGGTAGCTTATAGTCTTTCTCGGCAGGTTTTGCCGTCTCGACCTGTCGTGCGTTTAGTTTCAT